GAAAGAACTAAAGATTGTTGTCAGTTTATATGGCAACATTTTGAAAGAGGTATACGTAAAGTTATTGATGATAAAGAAAAGCATGTAACAGGATTAGCTGTTTATTATCAAAATGGAGTATCGTATGATTATAAAGATTTTTGTCTTGAAATGATAATTGATCTAGATAAGTTTGTTAATCCTTTATCTGATAAATGGTCAGCAACTGAGTATATTGATGCTTACTTAACTTTATTGCAAAAGATGGGTTCTCCTTGGACTTATAAATCAATAGATAAAAAATCTGTTGTGTTAACAATGGATTATAATGATATTGATTGGAATGAGAAACCTTGGTTAGTATTCCATTGGCAAGCAATTAGGAATTTAATACTACCTTATACTTTACATGTTCCAGCAAGATTCATAGAATTAGCTGATTTGTATAAAGATGATTTTAGTTTAATATTCTTATATCAAGCAGCTAAAAGAATGGTTCCTTGGACATGTTATATTAATCAAAGAGGTATGTATCAAATTAGTAATTATTCTGCTTTTGTAACAATAACTGCTGATCCTATAGGTATTAAAAACATTAAAATGTCTAAGTTAAATAGATTACTTAATGATAAAAACTTAAGAAAAAGATTACAAACTGTTACAAATTGTAAAGAGTTATTTGATAACACTATTTTATATAACAATAGTATGTATGAAAAATTGTATAAAACTTTAACTAAACCACAATCTAAAGAAGATTTGTATTTAAAATTAAGATTATTAAAAGCTAATAAACTATAAAATTGATGAAAAACGTAATAGGAATCCCAGCATGGTCACTAGGTGAAAATAGTTTTGGTGTGCAAAAAGCATACTTAGAATATTTAAGTAACTTTGGACAAGTAGAAATACTAACTCCAAATAATAAAATTAGATATGATTTAGACTTAGTTGTATTACCAGGTGGTGCTGATACTATGAGTCATACTTATAATGAAACTCCTGGATTTTCAAATAGTATGGCTGATCCTTATAAGGATTACTTTGCTAAAGTAAATTTACCTCAATATATTGAAGCAAAAATACCTGTATTTGGTATATGTTTAGGTATGCAACAAATAGCCGTGCATTTTGGTGTACCTTTAATTCAAGATATTAGTTCTGATCATGGTTATAGTGATGATAAAGGTAGTTTAGTAAGTACTTGTAAAGTTAATCTTGAACAGATTAGTAAGATGTATGAAGAAACATATAACACTAATCATACTTTTAAAAGTATCTATAAGGTAAATAGTTATCACCATCAAGGTATTTCTCTTGATGAGTTAAACAAAAATCCTAATCTTATTCCATTACTTGTTGGTAAAAACTTAGAGTATACTCATAGAAATGGTAATCATCATATAGTAGAAGCTTTTATGCATTCTGAGCTAAATATTATAGGTGTACAATATCATCCTGAGAGAATGAGTTATGATCCATTTAGTGATCTGATGATTCAATATTTATTATCAAAATCACTTGCTTTAAAAGCTGAATTAGCAAAATTATTATTCAAATAACATTATTAAAACATGAAACATATTATAGTAAAACTAGAAAATAAAAATCTTACTAAAATTGAGAATGTAAGATTAGGTAGTGATCCTGAGTTCTTTTTGAGAGATAAAACTACAGGTAAATATATATCTGCTGTAGGATTAATTGGTGGTACTAAAGATCAACCTAGATTTATTGAAACAGGTTATGGTGTACAAGAGGATAATGTTGCTTTAGAGCTTACATTGCCTCCAACTAACTATTATCTTAAGATGTATAATGATTGTAAGTATATTATTGATTTTATCAATGCTGAACTTGCATCTAAAGGTCTTAATGTTGAAGTAGTTAATGATGGTAGTCCTGATGCTACTATATTTACAGATGATGAGCTTAATACTGATGCAGCTAGAGAGTTTGGTTGTAGTCCTAGTATGAATGCTTGGAATCTAGAAGTAAACCCAAGACCTTGTGCAACAGATAGCAATTTAAGATCTATTGGTGGTCATCTTCATGTATCATATTCAAATATGAACTATGAAACATCTATCAATCTATTAAGAGTGTTAGATTTATATCTTACTGTTCCAAGTATTTTAATAAATACTAATGGTGGTTTAAGAAGAGAGCTTTATGGTAAAGCTGGTGAACATAGAATTGGTAGTGTAACTACTGAACTTAGAACTCTAGGTCAATTCTGGTTTCAATCTCCTGAACATGTTAAATGGGTATTTGATAATACCTTTGCTGCTATTGATGCTATTAATAATGGCTTAGTAATGGATGAACATGCTGAAGATTGTCAAACAATAATTAATTGTATTAATAACAATGATGCTGATATAGCTCAATATCTTTGTGATAAATATAATATTAATTACGTAATACCACAAGCAGTAAGTGAATCTATAGTACAAAAATAATTATAAACTAAAACAAAACAAAATATGTGTGGATTACTAGGTTTCTCTGGTCACAAAGGTCAAAAATTTGATAAAGATAAGATAAAAACTTTATTCTTGTATAATCAGGAAAGAGGTAAGGATGCTTCAGGCTTTTGGAGTCCTAAGAATGAATTGGTTAAATCACTAGACCAAGCAAGTAAATTTCTTATTAAAGACTTTAAGAAGATACAAGAAGATTGTATGCTAATTGGTCATGTTAGGCAAGGTACTATTGGTAAAAATATGTTAAGTGTTGCTCATCCATTTGTAGGTGAGAAGGCAGTACTTGCTCATAATGGTACATTAAGTAACTATTCAGGATTAGCAGCAAAATATGAACTTGCTTTCAATAGTTATACAACAGATACTGAAGCATTGCATAAAATAATGGATACTAACTTTAGTACTAAAATCTTAACAGAAATTGATGGCTCAGCTAGTTTATTAATTGCTGATAAGAATATTAAACTTAAAAAAGGTCAAGAGAATAGTTTCTTAATGGCTTTTAGACTTAATAATCAAAGACCATTGTTTTATGGTATGTCTAATGAAGGTATGTATATTAGTAGTCTTGAAGAATCTTTAGAGGCTATTGAGTGTACTGATATTACTGAATTTGATACCAATAAATTGTATACTATCTTTGAAGGTAAGATTATTAAAGAGTTAACTATTCCAGCTAGACCTTATACTAGACCAATAACAACAAACTCTTATACTCATTATGGGAGTAGTAATTCTAATGTTCATACTAGTGGTGCTGTTATTGATTATTGGTTTAAATATGTAAATAACTGGATTAAGTGTGATACTACATTTACTTGTGTTATTAATGGTGTGAATAAATCTACTGTTAAAGATCAATATTATTTACTCAAAAGTATTGATAGAACAAAGTCAAGTCTTAACATACAAGATGCTGATGGTAATAATATTGATGATATTAGTTATACAAAATTTTATTACAATCAACCAATAAAGCCTTTAAATGCTTTACAAGATTCATTTGTTGTTATTATGAAGAAACTAACAGATACAAATGATAAAACTAAAGTTGTATTTTATAAAGGTGATGTAGTTAAAATACTTGCTAGAGAAACTATTGATCAAAAAGGTAATAAAACTATTACTTGTGTAAGTAATCTTGATGGTGAAGATTATTCAGTAAATGCTACTTTTGTTAGACCTTGTGAAACTAGTGAATTAAGTTATCATAATGTTTATGATCCTAAAATAAACAAGATGTATGAGGATAAAGTAAAGAATGTTCATTCTAAAGAAGTTAATTTACCTGTTACTCAAGAATCATTTATTGCTCAACATATGATTGAATCTGGATTATTAACAAGTGATGAGATTGAATTATTCTTACAAGCTTGTGATAATAAAGAGATGAGTGCACTATTTGATATTGCAGAAGAATCTATTATTGAAATAAATGATTTTGTAGATATAATGCAAGATGAAACTGATAGTATTAGTATTGTTGCTCAAAAAGTAATTAAAAATACTATGGATGAGCTTAAAGATAAAATTAGTTCCCTATTAATAAATGCTGTAAATTCATGGAAAACACAGAGCCTTGTATAAAATCAATAAATAACTTTGATTATTTGTTATTAAATGGAATTAAATATTTTATTGGTGACTTTATTAAAGTAAATAATATAAAATTTAGAATAGAAAATTTTACAAGCTTAATGCACAATAATATTGCTGTTGAAGTATCAAATAAAAGTATTCGTACTTATATAAATGCCAATACTATTGAAGGTTTCTATTATAAAAAGGATATTAAGAAATACAGTATTCAAAGAAAACCTAGAATATATGAATTTCCACTTGATACTATTGTAACTGATTGTTTTGGAAAACAAGATAAGCTTTCTAAAATGGTATTTGCAGAAGGTAAACTATGTAATATTGATGATTGTGTAAAGTATATGGGAAATCCATATAGTGATATAGTAAAATATATACACAAAACTCAAATAACTAGAATTGGTTCACAAATAGCTTGTTGTACAATTACTAATATATATTATGATAAAACTTCAATAAAAAAAGCATATAAAATAACATTTGATAACTTAGCTAGTAAATTTATACCTGTACAAGTTCTTGTTAATTCTAAGTCTTATCTTGAATTACCATCAACTTATCTTAAGTATTTTAATCCTACTAGTAAAGAATATGATAAAATTATTATTACAAATGCTGATTATTTATTAACAAAACATAATGATATATTTGTAATTGGTCCAAAATCAGGTATGATAGTTAGAAAAGATAGGTTAAAACAAGATGATGGGTATAAGAAATATGATAATGGTTATTATTTCCCAGAATTTAGTAATTTAAAATCTAAAAGTAACGACACTAGTTTTAATTATAAATTCGGTTTAGATTCTAATACTCATCTTATTACTGAAGGTCTTAAATATACTTTCGGTGTAGAAATAGAAATGGCTGACTGTTGTTTCCCACCACACTTCTTTACTGATATGAATATTAAGGTAGAGAAAGATGGTAGTATTAAAAATACTAGAGGTGAGAAATATGGTCCAGAAGTCATTACAGGTGTTCTTAAAGGTGATAAGGGCTTTGAGCATCTGCAGTACATTTGTACTGAATTAGCTAAAAGAAGTGAGATAAATCATACTTGTGGTATTCATACCCATATTGGTAATGCTAACTTTAATAATGCTAATATAGTAATGTTGTTTAAACTTGCTAAAATACTAGAGAAAGATATCTTTAGAATGTTACCTGTTAGTAGGAGTAAGAATGAGTATTGTAGAGCATTACCTGATCTAGATTTCAACTTTAATAATTGTAATAGTATTATGGATTTGAAGATTAGGATTGATAACTATTATACTGAGTTATTTACTCTAGCAGCAAACTGTCCTCCAAATGATAAAGTTAATAAAACTAAAAATCATCCAAGAGGTGCTAAAGTTGGTTATGATCATAATAATATTAGATATTGTTGGATTAATTTTATCCCTGCATTATTTAATACCAGGAACACTAATCCTCCATCATATACCATAGAATTTAGACCTTTTAATGCAAGTACAAACTTTACTAAGATTAAAAACTGGATTAAGATTTGTATGGCAATTGTAAACTTTTCTGAGAATTATCATAGAGATATAATGAAAGGTGTTGTTACAATTGATGGTAAAGAACAACCTATTACACTTAAAAATGTAGTAAGGAAAATTTATCCTAAATCTTATAGAAAATTGACTGAGTTTATTGATACAAGAACTGAAATATTTAGTTCCTCTCATAATGAGGATGTTGATGTAAACTCTGATAATGTTAAACTTAATATTAAACAACTGATATCATAATGTGTTTATTAATTCTAAAACCAAGCGGTATAGTTTACGATCATAATTTTATTAAATGGTCTGTAAATAATGGGATATCTTTTAATCGTGATGGTATTGGGGGAGCTGTTAGGAAACAGCTCTCTAATACCCTTATGATGAATAAAGGATTCTTTAATAACAATGTAGAACATTTCTACGAATGGCTTCTAAGAGCTGATATAAAACCTGAAGATGAGTTAATGATTCACCTTAGACAAGGTACTGCAGGTCAAAAGAGTACTTATAATCAACATCCTTATATATTGGGTGAGGATAGTACTCTTAATATGATGAAAGAAGCCGTGTTAACATTAGAATCTGATAATGTTGAAACTGGTGTATTTGCTCATAATGGTATTTTCTGGCGTGATACTTATTATGATTTTGATACTAAGTTGAGTGATAGTTATAATTGGGCTCAAACAAACTTTGGTACTAAGAGTGAAATTAATCAACTTAAAACTGATCCTAATATTCTAAAAACTGGTACTATTGCAAATGAAATCATAGGTCAGAAAGTATGTTTTATGTTTCCTGATAGAGAAATGATTAGAGAAGGTAATTTTATATCAGATAGAGGTGTATTGTTTAGTAATCAAGGTTATAAGAATGGTAATTATAATGATAGAGGTGGTCAACATATTCTGAGTGTTGATGATGATGATGAAGATTCATATCTTGATTATTGGACTAGAAGTTTAACTAATAGTAATTTATTTCTTCCTGCTACAATAAACAATGAAGAAAAGCCTAAAGTTACTGAAACAGTTAATGTTATTACTAAAGATGTATCTGATGAGATTAAACAGATTGTTGATACTAATTTTAGTTTTACTTTAGATGTTGTAGAAAACAATACAAATAAACCTGCCATCATCAATATGCCTAGATCTAATAGAAATCCTAAAAAGATTACTATTGATGTTACAAACTTCAAAGCATCTTATAAGTCAGTAGAAGATCTTGATATTCCTATTAGTATTAATAATGATAATAAAGATCATTTTATTCTTAAAGCTAAGAAAGAAATGACTAAGTCTGGTAAACTTATACCTCAAGGTAAAAAGTTTTTTATGTATAATTGTTATAATGCTGTAGGTTCTAATATTGTTCATGCAATATCATTAAAATCTACTGATATTGATGATGATTCTAATTATATGACAAGATATGTAGAGTTACATGATAACTTCCAAATCATGCCTAAAATTGCTAATTTTGAGTTGTATAAAGATTATATGAAGTTAGTAGAACTATATGGTGCTAGTATGTCTAAAAACGCTAAAAAGAAGCTAATTCAGCTTACTAAAAGCGTAAGTATAGGTTCTAAACCAGCTATTAGAAGAGAAATTGGTTTCTACAAAGCTAAATATGATGCTAGAGCTTTATTACTTTTTTATGAGAATTTCTATAAACAAGAAACACCAACAATTACAACAAGACAATTGTCTTTAACCTAAATTGTGATATGGTAAAAATAAAAAATGAAAAATGTAATATTAAAAATATTATAGGAACTTCTTTTGATTATACAATTGAGGAACCTATTGTAAAATCTGATGAAGTCACTACTAAAATAAAGTATACTACTAAAGATTTTAATAATATTAGAAATCAATTATTTGAGTATCCTTCTAAATGTTATTATGATAAAAATTATTTAAATTTAACTATTTCACAAGGTTATCTACTAAGTGTAATAGATACTCTTGTGTCTAGTAAACAAGTATTATTAGATGATCCTATTAAGATTAAAATGATATTAGAAGAAGATTATGATATTATATGGGATCCTTCTGAGAATATAAATGATTACATTGAGATTATTAAAAATAAGAATGATGAATTAGATTATAATCTACAATATGATGCCTATAATTATTATGATTATTAACAAATAAAAATAAAAATATGTTAAAAGAAATATTCACAACTGTTTGGGAATCTGTTAATAAATGTAATTTTCCATTTGAAGTAATAGAAAATATAGAATTTTATAGAAATAATGATTTGTATGAAGAAGAATTTGCAGATTGTTTTGTTAATGCTTTAACTAAAAATAATATTATTATTCCTATAAAATTAGTTAATGTTGATGTTAAATCATCAATGAAATTTTATAATTATTGTGATAAATTAAATAGTGTTGTAAATGATAAATTATGTGATAAATTAAATCGTAATGTTAATATTTCATTAAGTATAAAATCATTAAGTAATTCTGAGCATTCTATTGATATTGAAAATGATTATAATATTAAATTACCTGATTCTGATTCAATTATATTACATTTACACAGCAGTGATGCTCTAGTCACTAAGAGTATTTTAAAGCATTTCGATAAGTATTTTACTCTCAAAGATACTTATTTAGATGTGCAGAAAAGTATAATTAAAAGTAATTCTGAATATCATAAACTTATTAATGATAAAAACAAAATTACGAATACATTGTCTAGACTAGAAAGCAATTTATCACAGATTAAAAATAATATTATTAATATTGAAAGCAGTATTCTTAGTGATAGTATCATAAGTAGTGCTTTTAATGATTTCACACATGAGAAAACTAGGTGTTTTAGAAATATATTTGAAGATAATTCTTTAAATCCAGTAAATAAAACTACTAATAAAATACAAAAGTTTAAAGTAAAAACAAATAATAATCCAATTCCAACAATAACTACTAGTGATTTATACTTTGATAGTACTAATGTTGGTACTGGTGGATCTTATACTTTAAATAGTCAAGATGTGATGAATTATATTAATAGTATAAACTATGATAACAGTCAACCTCAATCACCTGAAGATCTTAATTGAAAATTTCCTCTCTAATGATATAGATTTTCAAGAATATATTTTATTGCATAGTCTTTTTACTGGAGATACTAGTCTTATAACTAGTTATCATGATGTTGAACCATATTCAAATTATACAATAAATAATTTATTAAATAAAGGGTTAATATCTAGAATAGATCAAAAAGCTAATCAATCTTTCTTAGAAGATTTATATACTAGGAACTTACAACTTACTTCTGCTGGTAATATGATATTTAAAGATTCTATTAGAAGTGCTCCTAGTAATGAGAAGTTATTTTCTTATAAGGTACCTTGGATAGAAGAATATTATAATTTATTTCCTAAAGGTATAAAATCAGGTGGTTTTTATGTAAGGAGTAGTATACAAGATTGTAGTAATAAAATGTTTAGATTTCTTAATGATAATCCTCAATTCACAAAAGATATAATTCTTGAAGCCACAAAGAATTATATTAAAGATTGTGAAGCAAGGAATTATGATAAGATGAAATTAGCTCCATATTTTATAGTTAAAGATGGAACTAGTATGTTATCTGGTTATTGTGAAGCCTATGTCCAAGGTGTTAATGATAATCAAGATACTTATACAATAAGTAATAATGTAGAAGGGGTATAGAATGAGTGAATTAAAGCTTAGGATAGAAGAGGGGTTAGAAGGTAAATATGTAGGTCTGTCTAACGGTTTTAATAGATTGAACAACTTCATATTTGGTGTTCAAAGAAAGTGTAAAACCCTTATTGGTGGTAATTCTGGTACTGGTAAGACAACTTTATGTGATTACATGATTAGTAATGCTATTCAAGATGCTGATAGAAAAGGTATAAAACTAGATGTGTTTTATTATTCTTATGAAATTGATAAAGTTACTAAGCAATGTAATTGGTTAAGCTCTATTATTTACAACAAATATGGTATCACAATTCCTCCTGAAACAATTAAAGGTTTAGGTCAAAACCGATTATCTCAATCTGAACTAGAAATAGTTAACAAGGAAATACCTTTCATGGAAGAAATGTTTTCTAGGATAAACTTCTATTTCAAACCAGAAAATCCTACAGGTTAAATAATGTTATAAATTTGGATTTATAAAAAAAATTATTATATTGTAGTATGAACTACAAAGATTTTAAAAAAATACCAGGAATTTATAAAATAACTATAAATAATAAAATTTATATAGGATCTTCTATAAATATTTATGATAGATATATTTTACATAAAAATACATTGCGTAAAAACATTCATAGAAATAGATATTTGCAAAGAGCTTATAATAAATATAAAGAATTTAACTTTGATATTATAATTACTTACTCAAATATTACACGAGAAGAATTATTAAAAGAAGAATTAAAATATTTTGAATTATTAAATCCACATTATAATCTTATAAAAAATCCAGTATTAAATACTTTTTCAGATGAAACTAAAAAAAGAATAAGTGATTCTGTTAAAAAAGCTTATAAAGAAGGTAGATTAATTAATCCTTGGAGTTTAAATGGTAGATATGTGGATATTTATGATTTAAATAAAAATTTATTATATTCAAATATTTTAGTTAAAGATGCTATTTTAATAATAAAAGTTAGTAATAGATCTGTTATTAATAATGCTATTAGAAAAAATAGATACAAAGTTAAAAATTTTATAGTAGTTCCTGTTAATTTTGATATTTCCAATTTATAATTATAGCCGTGTTATTAAGGAATTAATAATATTATAAAAGAGCAAAAACGGTAAAATCTGGAATGATAATACCGTGCTAAACTAAGAAATTAACAAATCTTAGTCAGTGTAACGCATAGATATTGAAACTAATAACAATGAGAGAAATACAGCCAAGATAAGGCTTGGAATTAACTGCTACATTCCCTTTGTTATTAGAATATAATATATCCACGAGTGCTCTTCATCTAGAACAGATGAAAATATATGCTGAGCTATAAAGAAAAAATAATTTATAGAACTAAAAGATAAAAAGCTTTTAGGATAACAAAACTGATGTACTTTACATTGTGGGAACATGGTAAGAAACATGGACAGTTTACTTATGAAAATTATATTGATTCTGAGGGTAGACAAAAACAAAAGATTGTAAGTTTTAAACCTTATGATCCAAATTGGCAATGTGTAGTAGTTTTAGATCACTTATCTTTAATGAGTTTAGAGAGAGGATTCTCTGTAAAGGAAAATATTGATAAGTGGTCTGAATATTGCGTAGAATTGTCCAACCAGTTTGGTATGAGTTTCTTTAATATTAGCCAGTTTAATGACTCACTATCTAGTGTGGAACGTAGTAAACTTAAAGGTGTTGATATTTCACCACAACAAAGTGACTTTAAGAATACTAGGAATCCATATGATGATAGTGATGTTGTTATTGGTTTAATGAATCCTTGGAAACTGGATATGAGAGAATGTTTGAAGTATAAACTTCATGAGTTTAAAGGTAATTTTGTAATGTTAAAGATCATTAAGAATAGGTTATCTGTTGACAATATTGCAATAGGTACTTTGTTTAATGCTAAAGCTGGTACATTTATAGAATTACCTAGAGCTGATGAGATGACTGATAACATATATCAAGAGTATATTAATAAATTAAAATAACTTAAATGAGTATTGAAACAGAAGTAAAGAAAGTTATTTTGCCAACTAGTAGAATACCTCCTAGTAGGAAATCTCCAGGAGTATTGGTAATTTATTCTAAACCAAAAGCAGGTAAAACAAGTCTAATTTCTCAATTAGATAACTGTTTGCTTTTAGATTTTGAGAGAGGTAGTGATTTTGTAGATGCCATGAAGGTAACTATTAATGATCTAGCTGATCTTAGAATGTATGGTGAAGAAATAAAGAAAGCAGGTAAACCTTATAAGTATATTGCTGTAGACACTGTCACAGCTTTAGAAGATATGGTTATGCCACTTGCTATAAGAAAGTATAAGGAAACTCCAATGGGTAAGAACTTTGATGGTGAAAGTGTTCTTAAACTACCTAACGGTGCAGGTTATCTTTATTTAAGAGAGGCATTCTTTGATGTTGTTGATTATATAAAGACCTTATCACACAATACAATATTCCTAGGACATCTAAAAGATAAGTCTATTGAAGTCAAGGGTAAAGAAGTTATGGCAGCAGATATTGATTTAACAGGTAAACTTAAAAGTTTATTGTGTTCAACTGCAGATGCTATTGGCTTCTTATATAGAGATGGAGATAATACCATACTAAATTTCAATAGTACTGATTTAATTACTTGTGGTGCTAGACCAGAACACTTGAGAAATCAAGAAATTGTTATGGCTACCATGAAGAACAATAAATTAGAAACTTATTGGGATAAAATCTATATTGACTAATATAGATATATAATAATACTTACACACATATTCCGTTTAATTTTTAACTTTTAATAATACAAGCATATGAGCAATATCACATTTAATTTCAGCGACGTTCAATCAGGTTCAAGTTCTAAGCCATCTATCAAGCCAGGTATACATGAGAATGTAACATTGGGTACAATCACATCCGAAACAACACCTAATGGTAAATCAGTTTTGCGTGTACCTTTTAGTCTAGATAATGGTGCAGAACTTACTATTGATATGTCTATGGAAGGTAATGCTCCTCAATATACTATGAGGAAATTAAAACATATGAT